AACAGAGGACACGAAAAGATGTCTGGATGAACTGATCAGAGTGGCAAATGAGGAAAAACCGGATTACTCGCTTGTATCTGGTGACATATTCCATGTTGGCCGCCTGTGGTCCGACAGGTGTTGTGAGGAAATTATTACTGCCATTCATTATATCAGAGAGCTTGCGGCAGTATCAAAGCAGGTTGTTGTTATGAGAGGTACTCCAAACCATGATGGATCAGGACAGTTCAACGTCCTCTCTGAAATGTTTGCAGATGTTCCGAATGTTCATGTGGTGATTACCCCGCAGGTAATTTCATTTGATGATGTTGATATTGCGGTGCTCCCGGGATTTGACAGGGGAGTGTTCAGAGCTAATCATCCGGGATTGTCAAGTGATGAAGAAAATGTGGTGTTTACCAATGAATTATCAAATATTGTAACAGGACTGAAAGCACAATGCTCTCCAGAAAAGAAAAGTATTCTGATGGCACATTACACAGTACCAGGATGCAATACCGAGAGCGGACAGACAATGATGCTCACACAGTTTGAGCCAATCATTCCGCAGGAGGCTTTATTGGCGGCCAATTACAATCTGGTTGCTTTAGGACATATTCACAGACCACAGAAGATAATGCACAGAGACTGGTATTATTCCGGTGCGATAAATGCCATGAACTTTAATGATGAGGGACAGCAGAGGGGCTTTTGGATTCACAACTGGCACGAGCTGGGAACATGGCAGAGTATTTTCCATGAAACACCTATCAGAGAATTTGCGACCATTGAACTCAATGATGATGATGTGACTCAGATAAATATGCAGGCTATGGATTTTGTTGCTACTGAGAAGTGGAGAGGACAGATCGATGGAAAGATTGTCCGTGTTCATTATAGCTGCACCGCAGAAAACAGCAAGGCTCTGAATAAGGCAACTTTGGAAAGAGAGCTTCTGGAAGACGGAGCATTTATGGTATGGGAAATTCTTCCAGACAAGATAGATGAATTCGCCAACAGAACACAGCTTGAAAATGCCACGGATCCAGAAGCAAACCTTATTAAGTATCTTGAGGAAAAGCAGGTACCGCAGGAAAGAATACAGGAACTTGTATTAAAGGCAAGACCGATTATTGCTGAAGCTGAGGCAAGCATGACAGCGACAGCAAATAGCGGAACATTTGAACCTGTAGAAATTGCTGTTAAGAATTATCGTAACTACGAAGAGGAAACATTTAATTTCGAGGATATCACTTTTTGCACAATCAACGGTCAGAATGGAGCAGGAAAGAGCAGCTTGTTTATGGATGCGATTATCGACTGCCTTTATGAAGAACCGAGAGAGGGTGTAATCAAGGATGATACAGGAAAGGCACCATGGCTTAGAAATGATGAAAGTGTCCGTTCCGGTTCGATTATGTTTACATTCCGTATCGGAGAGAAAAAGTATCGTGTTACACGAACCAGAGCCCGTTCCGGAAAAGGAACTTTGAATATCTCCCAGTTTGTTGAGAATGAATGGAAAGATTGTTCCAAGGAACGATACAACGATACACAGCAGGAAATATTGAACATCCTCGGAATGGACAGCTTTACATTCAAGTCATGCGCTCTGATTATGCAGGATCAGTACGGATTATTTCTACAGGCAAAACCAGAGGAAAGAGTTGAAGTCCTTGGAACGCTTCTTGGACTTGGAGTCTATAAGTTGATGGAGCGAGTTGCCTCTGATAAAGCAAAAATTTATGGAGCAAAGAACAGGGAGCTGAAACAGGAAATCACGATTCATAATGCAGCAATTGATGAATTCGGCAAACCAGATGAAGAAATGGAGGCGTGTAAAACAGAGCTGGCAGAGCAGGAAGCCAGACTGCAGGCAAAGGTTAATGAGAGAGATCAGAAGAAACTCATTCTGTCAAACCAGCAGGAAGCCGCAGAAAGGCGGAAGAAAGCTCTCGCAGCCGTTGCAACATTACAGGCAAAAAAGACTATCGCCGAGCAGAACAGAGCCACACAGCAGGCGATAGTGGACAGCAGTTCAGCAATTATAGCCCAAAAGTCTGAAATCGAGGGAAAGATTGCAGAAAGAAACAATTTGTTGAAGCAAGAGTTGGAACTTGCCGGACAGTCAGCACTCTATACCACAAAGAAGCAGGAGGCCGAAAATCTCGCAAAACAGATTGAAAGTGAACAGAAAGCGGTAGCTGATCTGCAGATTGCCATACAGACGAAACAGGATGAAAAGAATGCAATGATATTGGACTCGGCCAACGATGGTGAGGTCAGACAGAAAGCCAAAGAATACACCCAAAAGAAAGCGGAATTGGAAGCTATGCAGGATAAGGCTGTTGCATACCAGAAGGCAAAGACAGAATACTCTGCGGCAGTTTTTCATGACAGCGAGACGCGCGCTGGTTTTGACAGAGAGAAGCAGAAAGCTGATGAACAGAAATTGACACTTGAGAAAAAAGTCGCAATCTTGAATGAATCAGGATGCGTGGATATTGAAAATGCACATTGTAAATTTTTGCAGGATGCTATCGAAGCCAAAGAGCAGCTGATGGTGCATGAGGCATTATATGTGGATATTGCCGCCCGGAGGGAATGCGAACTTGTAAAAAGCAAATCGGAAGTTGAGAAAAAGCAGGCAGAGATGGAAGCGATAGGTTTTGATGCAACCGCCTTGACGGTACTGCAAAGCGAATGTGCAAAGCTGCTTCCGTATGTAGCACAGCTTGAAATGATCAATCAGAGAGAGAATAACCTTGCTTTGATTAAGGCGGATTTAGAGCATTTGCAGTCAAATATATCTGAGGCAGAAAACAGGCTCACTGAGGTCAAATTAAAGGGCACACAGACGGAAGTGGAATGCGGTGTATATGCGGAAGCATTTGAAGAACATAAGCATGTGCTTAGTGCTATTGCCGATCTCGAACCGTGGGTAGAGAAAGAGAAAATGCTTCCAGTGGCAGAGGAAAGAAATGCAACAGCATTGAACAGGGTTCTGGAGTTATCGACAGAAATTATCGGTATCGATGATGAAATTGCAGAGAGGCAGGCGGAAGCTGACAAAGAGATACTTGCTATGGCGGGAATGGAAGAGGCTCAGGTGATTGTAAACGGACTGGAAACAGAAGTGAATGCCATTAACAGCGTGGTAAAGGAAAAGCAGATGCGAATTGGAGCTTTACAGCAGAAATCAGAACAGATCATAAAGCTGAAACAGGATATTGCAGCTCTGCAGGGTAAGCAGGTGGAATACGCAAAGGAGGTTGCGGATTATGACGCATTGAAAGTGGCGTTCAGCCAGAGCGGAGTTCCACATCAGATTATCCGATCCATCATTCCGCAGCTGACAGCGACGGCAAATGCCATTTTAGGACAAATGACTGGAGGAAAGATGGGGGTTGAATTCAGATTGGAAAGGCTCCAGAAGAATGGAAAAGAAAAGGTTTCGCTTGATATTTATATTGAGGAATACGGAAAATCGGTATTGCCATATCTTTCAAAATCCGGAGGAGAGAAAGTCAAAGCATCGTTATCCGTTATCCTTGCGCTGGCAGAGATTAAATCATCAACCGCGGGGATTCAGCTTGGAATGCTGTTCATTGACGAACCTCCATTTTTGGACGGGGACGGAATACAGGCATACTGCGACGCATTGGAGACGATACAGAGCAGGTATAACGACATTAAAATTATGGCAATTACCCATGACCCTACGATGAAAGCCAGATTTCCTCAAAATTTGGATGTGGTTAAAACAGAAAACGGAAGCAAAGTAATTTATTAAAGTGGGATCCGGAGGGAAACCTCCGGTATCCGAAAGGAGGATGATTAAATGCCAAACAGGATAATTAAGGAAAGCATCTGCAGAAGTGAGGAGATAGATTCCTTGTCCTGGTTTGAGGAAGTTCTGTTTTACCGGTTGATCGTGACTTGCGATGACTTCGGCAGATATGACGGCAGGACAAAAATAATCAAAGGAAGCTGCTTTCCGCTGAAAGACATTGCGGAAAAAGATATAAATAAAGCAATTGGCAAGCTGGTGTCCGTCGGGCTGGTCCAGGCATATGAAGTTCAAGGGCGGCCGTATTTGCAGTTGGTGACATGGGCGGATCACCAGAGGATTCGTAATCAGAAAAGTAAGTATCCGGGATTTTCGGAAGACTGCACATTGCTGACATTTGACAGCAAAGGACAGCAAAAGAGAGCAATAAACAATGACCATGTTTCCGAAACGGTTAAGTCTGAAATGAAAGACACCGAGAAGAGTTGCTCCGGGAAACAAAATGTTCCGGAGTTGCAGGGATCACCCGTTATAAATCTTCCGCTGATAAATGGAGACGAATATCCCATTACACAGTCTTATATTGACGAACTTTCAGCATTATATCCGGCAGTTGATGTGATGCAAGAGTTTAGGGCGATGAAAGGATGGTGCGATGCCAATCCCAAAAAGAGGAAGACTGCAAGTGGAATAAAAAGATTTATCAATAATTGGATTTCCAAAACGCAAAACAAAGGGGGAACCCCAGGATACTTGCAATCTTATAACCAGGCGGCTGGAGGATCGAAAGTAGAGCAGTTTGCACACGGAGCAAGGGAGTGGGCGAATGGATAAACAGCAATTTGCAACACTGGCAATTGGAATAAAATCTGCATATCCGGCATCAAAGATACTGGAAGATAAAGCGTCAATGGATTTTTGGTACATGGCATTGAAAGATATTCCGTATGAGATTGCGGAAAATGCGATCATGGAGCACATTTGCACCAACATATATCCGCCTAACATAGCTGAAATCAGGAAGCTGTGCATGGAAAGATGCAAAACCCCGGTTTTGAGTTTTGATGAGGCATGGGGAGTTGTGCAAAAGGCAATGTCGGATTATGGCTGGTATCATCCACAGGAAGCATTTGCCACAATGGATGAGCTTACATTATCGGTGGTTAAAAATCTTGGTTGGAGTAGACTGTGTCAAAGTGAAAACATAGTTGCTGATCGTGCAAATTTTCGTGAGGCATACCAGAGAAAAGCCGAGGAAATACAGCGAACGAATCAGTTACCTGATTTCGTGGCACAAAGCAGGGAATTATTAAAAAAACAGTATATTCCGGTTATTGAGAAAAAAGAGCCTCCGCGAATTGAGCAGACTAGGGCTCCGGTGTATGAACCAATGACGGATGAACGCAGAGACGAAATAAGCAAAAAATTTGAGGAGGCGAAAAGGAGGATTTTAGGTGGCGAAGCAGAGTGAGGCGATACAAGGAACCGAAAAAGAATTCTTAGATGAATTCCACAAACTCTGCTATTCACGAAGTTCTTGGCAGGTGTGGGCGGATTTAATGGCTGCTATGGCATGTTCATTAAGCAATGTGGCAGACAGGAGTCCAGAACATTATGAGAGCAGAGAAAAAGAATACGCACAATGCATAGAGAGGCTTG